CCTTGACGGCATATCCGTCGTAGTTGTTGCAATACGCGCGAATACCTCCCAGCGGCGTGAGATCTGTGCTGCCGGGCGTATAGTGCTCAAAAATTGTCAGGTTCTGCGACGACAATCCTTCGTGATGCTGATTCGCAGTGTGGCCGTACACGTACAGCCGTACACCGTGAATCTTCTTAAGCGCCTCAGCCAGAATAATGCACATCGTCCGAGCGCGGTCGATTTTAGATCCAGACATGCTGCCAGACTGGTCGACGAGAATACCCACGGCGACATCAGGCAGTTTGCTAACGGTCTTTTGAGCCCAGATATGGTCGCAGTCGTAGCTCAGTTTGTGCAAGCCGCCCTCGTCAAGCTCGCCAGAACGCAAACCGTAGGTTTCTTCTGTGCGCTTTCCGTTCTGAAATTGCAAGGCATTGCGCACCTGCTCGATGGATCCGCGATAAACCTGCCGGACATTCTTGACAATTTCTGCTTTGTCGGGCCGGCGCTCGGCGGCTTTCGGTTGCACTGTCTTGACCGTGGGCTTAGCCGACACGCTATCTAGATATGCAACGTATTCCTCCTCCGGCGCGTTTCTTGCCTCGTCGTTGATGTGCCCGATCGCATTACCATTGAGAATCTTCGTTGCAGCTTCGATTGCGGCACCGAACAATTCGTTGTCGACAGGGCTGTGCTCTTTTTGCGCCTTGCTCAGCGTTTCATTTGCCGCCTTGCCGATTTCGCTGGCTTTCGTGGCGTCGTGCCCGGCCTCGTCGAGGCTGCGCAACAACCGCTGCAATTCTGCCAATTCTTTTGCCGACAGATCGGACGGCACCGGATTTACACCCGGATTTACACGCGGTTTACGCGCACCGTCTTCGTCTTCGTCTTCGTCGTCTTCTTCGTGCGCCTTGTCGCTATTGATGGCGTACCCAGCCGCTTCGGCCAACGCGGCCAAAAACGCCTCGGCTGAAATCATTTTACGTTCGGCACTGGCTTCGCAGATCTTCTCAATAAGTTCTTTCATCTCCGCGGGCTTTTTGCTGATCCCGTGGTGATAGTTGCCACGCATCTCAGAAAGCGCGTGGTGCGTTTCTTGTCCGTTGTGATGGCCATACAGATGCGTAAACGCTGTTGCGCACAGTGTGTTTTGCACCTGTGCCAATAGCGCCATCACAGCGTCATACGTCCGCGAAAGCGTGTTTACAGACCGGGCGCCGGCAGCCGCTGGCTGCAGGTCCGTGTCCATTTTGGTGACCGCCTGCTCGGCTTGAATCGAAGCATTAAGAACAGCGCGCGAAATTGTCGTCAGCATTTCGACAGCCGCGGCCTTTTCGCTCGGCTCGATGCCACTCATTTCAGAAATAGAAACCCGAGCTGCCTTTACCTTTTCAGCCAGGTCCGCTAGCGATTCCTTGGTCTTTTCGAAATCCGCGCGATGCGTGGTCATCACGTTGTTGACCTCAGTCTTAACGGTTGACCGATGGTCTTTTGTTGCGCTTTTAACGCGCGTTAGCATGTCGTTTAGCTTTTTGCAAAGCCTTTCAGCGTCGCTATCGCTAAACTTGGTCACGCCCGGTTGGCAGGCGATTAATAGATCTGAAAAGTCTTTGTCAAGCGCCGCATCCTGCGTCTTAAACCCAGTAATTGCCTGCGGTCGAGATGACAACTCGTACGCCAGATTCGCGCGTATCGTGTCGATTGACCGGCGGGCCGCATCCTTGTTTGTCGGATGCTCTTCCGGGCTATCGATCTTCGTCTTTTCCTTATTTACCGTTTCACTGACGCGCTCCAAGCGGTCCATCAGCCGTTCCATCGCTGCGGCCATACTGAGCTGTTCCCGCACTCTGTTGGTGACGGTCGGGGGCGTCGTCATGTTTACGCTGTTGTGCTGCGCATCCATGCCCGCAAGCACGCTTTCGGTAAACGTACTAAGGAACTCGTCCATCTTGCCGCCGTCGCCCTTCGACAACTCAAGCACGCTCGCCTGCGCCTTTTCCAGCATCTCGGACAACGCCGCTTCCATCTCGCCCGGCACAGCCGTTTCGTCTTTTGCCAGCAGCTTGCGCAGGTCCGCCACTATCTTCTGGCAGGTTGCTAGCAGATCTTCAAGCGCGACCTCTTCGCCCATGTGTTTGCCCGCGACCTCTTCGAATTCTTTTGGAATTTCGATTTGGTCTTCGTCAACCAGCATGTTGTAGCCCAGCATGCTAACAACCGATTCCAACGACCGCGGCGCTTTTTCCAGGTTTTCCTTAACCTGGGCGAACTTTTTGGCGTGACGCACAAAGTACGGCGCGAAGCCGCCCCAGCTGGTCACAACCGCACGGCGCGAAAGCCGCATAAGTACGCTCTTTGCCAAGATACCGGCCAGGCATTCGTCCACGACCTCCGCCGCCATACCGCGCAGCTCGTCGACCGACGTTTTTTCCAGCTTCTTGCCGGTCGGACCGATAAACTGCCGCACCAACCGAATAACGGCCGTATGCGCCCCGGTAGCGTTAATAGTGGCGATCACCGCCTCGGGCACGTCCTGCGCCATCTGGACCCGCAGTAGCACGAAACCGGTGAGGGCGTCGATAACGGCGTCCTCTTCCGCGAGTTCCTTCGTCTCTAAAAGCGCGTCTGGCGAAACGTATACCACCCGCTGCTTGTCGTCATTCAGCTGCGCCGTGGCGCCATTGGTGTCGGCACCTTTGCTGAACTGAACGACCACGTCCTGCCGACCGGCCTTGACCTTGTCGATGATCGTGTTGGCGCTGCGAGTCAACGCCCGCAGGGCACGAATCGCTTTGTTCTGGGCGTCTGTGTTGGCGTCGCTGCTGTACGACGAACGACCGCCGGCCCAGGTCGACCGGAACAAGCTGCTAGGCGAGTAGTCGGCTCGGCTGCCGTACCGGAAGCTGTTGCGCTGATACCAGCTGTCGGCCGAGTCGTCAAACGCGCCGCTATAGTCGTAATCGCCATAGGAAGAAGATGCATACCGGCTATATCCGGTATACCCAAGCGGGCCGCCATAACCGCCCGTAAGGCTTTCATTGTCTTCGGGTTCGTCCCGAAACAACGATGGAATGCGGTACGAGTCGGAATCAGAACCGGAACGCTGCGTAGCGTCCCGGTCCTTCTTGTCGTAACCGTCGTCGTCACGGTCATCCCACAAAGATTTCGGATTGTAATTAGCCATTAATTAGGCTCCTTTGCTGGCCGCCGCTGCTTCCGCTGCCATGAGGTCACCGAACTTGCCCTGGATCAGGCTCTGAACCTTTGCGCGCTCGCTCTCGTCATCGCCGTCGGGCGAGAAATGATTGATGATGGTGAACGTCAGGGTTTCCACGCCACCAAGCGCAAAGTCGTGTGCCGCCGCCAGCAGCTGGCGGGTCGACAGACTCTCCGTCAACGTCGCGGACAGCCCCGTGGCGTCCTGTCGGATCTTGTTGGCCATCTGGACCAACCGGGAAGCGATATCCTTGTTAATACCCGTGCGGCTCTGCAGCAGCCGCGTCTCGTCTGCCTCGCCCAAGTACGTCAGCTCGACGTGCCGCGGGAAGCGGTCGCGGATCGCGCGGTCAAGCGTCGAGGTGCCGGTATAACTGGCGCCCTCGTTCATCGAAGCGAAGAACACGGTCCGCGGGCCGACGATGATCTTGTCGCCCCGCTCCTCCAGATACGTAAACCGACGCGCGTCGAGAATCGGCATCAGGGTGTTGAGCAGATTCGGATTGGCGCGGTTAAGCTCGTCGAGCAGGATTACGTGGTTGCCGGCCTGCACGGCGCGGACAAACTGGCTCTCGTGCCAGAACACCGTGCCGTCCTTCGCGGACTTGTAGCCGAACCAGTCGCGGGCCTCGCGGAGGTTGGCGCAGTCCATGATCAGGAGCGGCCGCTTGGTTCTGGCGGCGAACTGGATCGCCAGCTCGGTCTTGCCGCAACCGTGTGGGCCGATCAGGCGCACGTTTTGCGGGCACTTCTTGCTGGACTCGTCCAGGATGCCAAACAAATTCTCGATCGGGCGGTTGATGATATATGTCGCGTCCGGCTTCGGATAAAACACGCCGTGCTCTTCGTTCTCAGCCTCTTCCTCGGCGCCGACCACGTTCAAAGACGGGCGGTCGCCGGCCATGCGGGCAAAACCGTACGACCCCTCCTCAACGTGCTCGACCCTCTCCTCTTCCTTTTCCGCCGCGGGAGCGGCAGCGGGCTTGGCCGTAACACCGGCGTAGCCCTTGTGGAACCAGCCGTAGCCGCGGTCGTTCATGATGCCATTGACGGCCCGGCGGGCGCGATTGATCAGCTCGGCGGCGTCGGGAGACCAATCCTCCGCAATATCCTCCTCCAGCCCCTCGTCGATCATGCTGTGCAGTCGGGACAGCATGTCGATGAGCGCCGTGACCAACTTGCCGTAGGGGTTGGGCCCCGTCGTGACGGCTGCGGCTTCGTTCAGGACGCTGTTCATCATCGCTAAGGTATTCTGCAGGACCGAGTAATCCTCGTGAGGCTCGCTCGGGGCAGTGGTCCCGTTCTCGACGACATAGTTCTTCATCGCCGCGGCCGTCGCAAACTCGGTCACCTTGCCGCCCGGGATATAGCTCACGGACAGCTCCGCGCCTGCAAAATCCAGCAGCGTGTGGTTCTTAGGGGTGCGGCCGCGGGTGCTCGGCATCAAGGCGACGGGCAGGTTGTTATCGGCGTTAAAGTAAAGATACATGGGTTACCTTTTCTTCTTGTGGTTTTGTTTGTAGTCTTGCAGCGCGCAGACAACGGTGTTTTCGAACAGTTCCGGCGTGATGTAATCTTCGCCGTTGAAATAATTCAGCACATATTCCGCTGTCTTTTTGTCGTGCAAACTTTTGAAGACAACGGCGCCAGCAAAGCTATCGAGCCGATATTCTGTGATGTCGTGAAGCGTGACGACTTCGGGTATGGCAATAACGTCTTTGTACTCATCGCGTAACGCGGTGAGCGCATCGAGGGCGGCCAAGATGCGCTCTTTATCTGCGTCATGTTCTTCGAGCGTGTAGCTCATAGATGTCCTATGACTTCGGCACGCGTTTCAATCCAAACGCGTGCGCCGCAGCTGAGCGGCTTATCGGGCGAGTAAATCATGCGTGACGCACCGGTGATCTCAATTGTCGAGAACCTGTATGACTTGTTTCGCCACTGAATCGTCGACACAGCATCGTGCGCACCAGTTTTTTTATTGGTTCTGATGACGTGCTGGTTGACGTGAATACGCTTGAGCGTGCCCGCGGGAAACACACGCGGGCACGCCTCTGCCGGCATAGCCGGGCAAATGGCTGTCGCCATTGAGGCCTCCTTGGCGCGTTGAACGTACGCCAGGCAAAAGATATTGCCGCAACGCCGGCCGGGTTTTTAGGCCGCGGCCGGCAATTGCAGCAAATTGAAGCCAACCAGATTAGGCCGAGACGACCTTGTTGAGCTTCTGGAACATCGACAGCACGTCCTCGGCTTCGTCAACCGAGCCGCCACAGGCCGACACGAACGCTTTGGCTGCGTTCAGACGATCCCACGGCAGATCTGCGCCGCCAGTTGGGCGTGTGGTCGTGCGGGCCTTGTTGGCCACGCGGCTGCGCTCCTCGCTGGTTGCAACGGCCGCGGCCGGCTTACGCCCGCCGCGCGCTTTGGAGCTGACGCCTTCCTTCTTCAACAGCTGCGACACCTGCGCCGCGCTGACCTTGATCTTGCGCTTGGCCAGCGAGTTCAAAATGTCAACACCGCGGAGCGATTCGCCAGACGCCTTTCGCGCGGCAATCTCTTCGCGAACGTAATCCGAAAGACTCTTCTTCTCTGCCATTTCTTCTACCTTCGTGTTATCGCGAGCTTTACGGGCCCGCGGGGCGCTTGCGTCGGGTTCCACAGTGGAATCGACATCGTCGTCGTCACTATCGTCGACATCGGCGTCGTCAGCCTCGCTGTCTTCGCTGGTGTCGAGCACCGTGCCGTCACCTTCATCTTCGGACTCTTCGGATTCAAGGTCGGTTTCGCCGTCCTCGTCTTCGTCAAGTTCCGCTTCGACGTCCAAGTCGCGTGCCGCTGGGCGCGTCCCTGTGCCCGTGTCGCTGGTTGTGCCAGCGCTTGACCTTGTGGGGATCCGCGGAAGCGGTTTGCCCCACAAGTTTGCATGGCTGGCTGGTTCGCCAACCGGTGCCTTTTTTGACATAACTTCTCCTTCATGTTTCCGTATCGGAAACGTTCCGTTGCGGCCAACAAATTCACAATACGTCGCCAAAAACAAAAAACAAGCCCCCACACAAAAATTCACCGCGTTGTTGAATTTAGCGGGAAATTTGCGGGTTTACGCCATTGGCCGATCAGGCTTTTGGCGGCTGGCAGTTAGCGGGCGGCGAGCAGTTCGGCCCCCGCAGCGAATCGGCATTGAGGTGCGGCCACAGCTCGTGCGAATGAATCGCGCCGAGAATGTTCCAGGCCGCATGCCCGAGATGATCTTCACTGCGGTCGCCCGACAAGAATTTGTAGAGATGGGCGATTGCGTGGTTCAACAGATCCGTAACGGGCATGCCGTTTTCCCAGTTCGCCGCCCCGAACTTTTCAGCGCCTTCGGCGTACGTTCGCGCGAGCGCACGCATACCGATAGGCGAGATCAGATCATACCGTACGCTGTCGCAATCGTCGCTGCGCACGGCGCCGGTGTCGTACTCATGCAGGCCTTCTGCCATGGGCGTCCTGTGTTGAAATAAAAGCGAAATAGAACCTGGGGGAATCAATGAACATAACCGTGCCGCGCTGGCCGTCTTCTTTTCTGATAACGTGCGCGTACGGCGCGTCGAAATGTGATACCTCAAATGCCGCCAGCAGTTCGTCCTCGTTCCACACGTCCGAAACGTTATCTATTTCCCACAAATCCGTCTCTGGATTTTTGCTTTTTGGCGGAAACGCCGCCTCAAGCCGAGCACGCACCTCGCCGGATTCCATGTGCGCGAACTCACTCGCAATTACGTCAAGAAGAACTTGTTTTGTGTCCTCGGATAACTGAATGCTAACGCACAGGTCAGACTTGAAATCTGCGTTACTTGGGTTGCTCATTTTGCTCCGTGTGCTTGTGTAACTGGTTTAACTCTTCGACTTTTTCGTTGATCTGTTCTTTTAACTCTGCCGCGTATTGTTCAATGACGCGAACCTGGTTAGCAAAATCCGATTGCACTTCGACGCTGAACGCCGTCAACCGCCGCAAAAGCGCTGTCAGACTAAACAGATACGGCGGACGCGTATCCCGCAGCTGGAGCAAACCTGCCGGCATGTTTTCCGGTTGGTTATTCCATAACGGCACAATTGCAATGCCGTGCAGCTCTGGCACGTTGGTCAACACAGCGTCACAAAAAGCGCGAACGTGCTGGACGAACTCTGCGTCAAAAGGCAACCGCCCGGCTACTTCAGTGTTTTCCGTCTGCTCCGTCGTTGGCTGGGCCGTTTCCATACGTGCCTCCGAATGGGTCAGGGATATAGCGCATGCGATCGGGCAAAAGGCCGTCTACGATGTTGCTAAGCCGTGTTGCGGCCAGCCCGTAAACGACAACCCGAACGAACGCCGCCATCATACCCCCGACCGTATCACCCGCCAATAGCAGCAAAAGCAGGTAAACCGGCACGTGATAACTCTTACAAAACGGGCAATTTATCAGTTCTAGCAGCCGGCCTTTGACTGACTCTACCGGCGTGATGTCCTGCAACGCCTGGGCGTACGCTCGCGCCGTGTCGAACAACGAGCCTTTGTGCCAGACCTCGATGATCGCGCCGGCAGCGAAAACAACTGCAATAAAATCCATTGCTGCGATCATAGTCACTTTTTGCGTTTGCGTTTTGATCCGCGCGCGCCACGATCAATAGCGTTTGCGGACACGAGCATGAAATAACACGCCACCAAAACCGAAAAAATTCCAGCCGGCCCGATTATTGGCGAGCTGGCGATGCCGGCCAAGATGACGAGTCCAGCAAAGAACACGAACAGGCCAGAGATGTCGTTCATAGATTCATGTGGCGTATTTATCGCCAAATGGCCATTCTTGTGTAAGGCCAGTGTCTGTGACTGGATTCCCATTTGCACAGTAATTGGGTTGAGGGTGGGGAGGACTGAGCGTTAGGTTATGTACCGCATTTGCCGGTAAGTTAACCTGCAGTCCGGGGCTGCGCAGCGTGGGCTGAAAAGCCGGCTGCCGCCGTTCTTGGTACAGTTTTGCGCTTCTGCTAATCTGCGGCATGGCGTCCTCCGAAACAACGTGGGGCGGGCTACCGTTCAGTATACCCGCCGCCACGTTGCAATCGTTCGCGTCATTCGCTTTTGGGCGGCTGCCCAAACGGCAAAATAATCAATCCGATGACAACCGAGGCTAGTCCCCGTAGAATGCAACACACGTTGTGCAGCGCCGAGGCGCCGACAATGTGCACGCAGTCTTCGAGCCACTGAAGCTCTGGTTCATGCGGATCACGCGTTGACGAACGATTTTTTCCATGTCTACGCCTACCACACATATAGCACCACCAGACGAAATAATGCGGGATGGTGGCCCGCACGAAGCACCAGCGATGGAGATTCCTAACGCCGGAATCAAATCGCTGATCGGGGAACTGCTGACAATCGACACCGCCGATCCCGACTCGATGCGGGACCGTACAGCGGTGCTGCAGGAGTTAGCCGGCAAATGTGTGTTCCCGTCACTTGAGCCGATCCTGCCGCTTGTGTTGAATTTAAATGGACGCCCGTACAGTATCAATAATCACTACCCGTTTTCTCCACTTTTCCGCGTACTCACACCGAAAAATCAAGTGTGGAAAACCGGACGCCAGCTGTCGAAGAGTACGTCGCTGGCCGCGCACGGAATCGTTGTAGCGAATTCAATTCCGTTTTTTAAGACACTTTACGTTACACCACTGTACGAGCAGATCCGCCGATTTTCAAACAACTACGTGCGTCCGTTCATCGACCAGTCGCCGATCAAATCGCAGTGGACTGGAAGCGATACGGAAAACTCGGTGCTGCAGCGTAGTTTCAAAAACAAATCGCTGATGTTGTTTTCGTTCGCGCTGCTCGACGCAGACCGCGTTCGTGGTGTTAGCGCTGATCGCGTCGCGCTTGACGAAATTCAAGATATGGACCCGGACCATATTCCGATTATTCAAGAAACGATGAGCTATTCGCGCTACGCCATTAGCCATTTTACAGGAACCCCCAAATCGGTGGACAACCCCCTTGAAGGACTGTATAAGCGCAGCAGCCAGGCTGAATGGTTTATTCCGTGTCATTCGTGTCGGCACTGGAACATCCCGTCCGTCGATCATGACCTCGACGCCATCATTGGGCCGTTCAACATTCACATCAGCGAAAAATACCCCGGCACAGTTTGCGCGAAATGCCGCAAGCCGATTAGCCCGCGGCACGGGCGCTGGGTGCACAGGCA